ATTGCACCCGTACATATTTAGAGTGCTAGAGTGGCCTCCAAAGTTGTGGTTTACAAACTCGTAATGCCCCCCAGCCGCTAGTGTTGGTGTCGAAACAACAACCCAACCACTTGAAGTTGATTTGTGCATCACTCCTGCTGAACCGCCAGTGTTATCTCGGAAGGCGTATACTGCGCCGCCGTACTCCCATACCCCTCTAATAGGGCCACTGCCTGGCACTGCTAAAGATGTTCCACTTGTGCGGCCATCAAATATCTTGTACCCATCTACGCGACGGTATCCACCGTTTAAAGAACACTCATAGTTCTGAGCTAAGATGGCTTTTCCTGCGCTTATCTGAATTGCAGGACTGACAAGATCAAGACCGCCAATAAGAGGCCATGCTTGAGATTGAACTGCCATTATTAAGCCACCGGCCTTTCAGCTAAAGTAATCGTAGGTAGAGAACTTATGCCCATAGAGGACAGCCTAATGTTTAACTGAGCTTGCGCGTCTTGGTACAACTCAGGAGCATCTTGCTCAGCCGCTACATAAAGTATGGCTTTATATAAAACTGCGTCGTGATACTGCTCTGCTAACAACAACTCGTCTGTGTTTGTAGATAGCTGTTGTGGAGTCCTAAAATAATCAAAGCTAACCGTATACACCGCGTCAGGCAGTGTATTAAACGATATTTGATTGTCTGGTCTAATCGTGAAGCTGGTAGGCTTCCCGCTTGAAAATGTAGTACGCAGCCATGTAGCCCAAGGAACAAAGGTTAAGTACCCAGTCCCATTGCTGTCCGTGATGCGTACAGAACTTGTGATCCATTTACCTAACGCTGGCGATAGCGCCAAGTTATCTACTGGATCATAGTTTTGTTGGCCATTTACTGTGCTAAAAGATGCTGTCGTCCAAGAGAAATCCCAATCATAGAGATTCTGTATTTCAGTCCAGGCTCGGTTAATCCAATCAACAGACTTCTTATTAAGACCAGTTTGGCCAATAACAGAAGCTACGCCTTGATCGCTAAGTCCTGTTTCTTTTAACAGTTTGTCGCAAAGTGCCAGATAATTCAAAGTTTAACCCGCCAATGAATAGGGAAAACGTTGCAAGTCACGGGTTGTATCAACTCCGTCTACTCGCTCCATGTGTGTGATGACCGCGTTGTCGATCACTTCGATCACTTCGGGAGGCAATTCTACTGGTTCGTTACGTTTGATCTGATAGGCATAACCATTTACAGATACAAAAATATCACCTTTACCTAGATCGCCATCCTGATTGTGGAAGATCACTTTTACACGGCTGGGTTTGTTAGCGCTCCGCTTTTTAGCGGCTGGCTTTTCGTTAGTAACCTCAACGGTATCTACTTCAGTCATTTGTTTACTCCATAAAAAAAGGGCGCCGATTAGGGCGCCCTTTGGGGGGAAACTAACCTAGTGGTTAGTCAGTTACAGCAGACTCAATACGAACCATGAAGGCATCGTTTAGAATTACTGCGGTTTGCATAGACTTCCAGCTAACATGACCACGTTGGGCCAATGGATCGCTATCGGAAGGTTTGGGGTTAACAACGGCTGGGCTTAGACTTGCGCCACCTTTCAGCGGAACAATACCGTAAGCGTCACGGCCTACAATCAACGTAGTGTATACGTCAGCAGTTGAGCCGCCAGTTGAGATCATTGCACCCTTAGTTGCGCCACCGTTGGCGATTGATGAAAAGATCGTAGAACACATATAACGAACGTCTTCTACTTTACCAATTTCGCCTTCGTGTGGAGTAATTGAACCGTACTTCTCAGTTGGTACAAACCCAGCAAAGCCGCGAATTACCGCGTCCATATCAGGGTGAATCAAACCGATATAAGAAGGTGCAACAGCCTCAGTGCCGTAAGAAGGTGTGCTTCGTACTACGGAAGTGATCTGACGCGCATTCTGACGCTTCAAGGTACGAGTCGCTTTACGCTGGTCAGCCAAAGTCATCTCAGTGTTTACAGCGTTACGAGCAGTACCGTTTGCGTACTGTACGTTAGTGCCGGCCTTCAATACGTTAAAACGAACCGTCTCAACTGATTGAGCAGCTTGCTCACCTAACACTTCAGAAGCTTCGCGCAATACGGGATCTTCGTGAGTGTCAATAACAACATCACTGATAGTTACTAAGTCACCATACTGTTGTAAGGTGGCTGTAACGTCAGTTGCAGCTAACTGCTTTGCTGTTGGCGTGACGCCCTCGGTCAATGCAGTAGTGGCTAGTGCCAAGCTGTTATAGCGACGGAACTTTTGTACTTTTGAAGACTTACTGGCCAAAGGACGTGCCTGACCGAACTTCTCTAATACTAAGTATGGAATGCCGCGCTTGAGCATTTCTTTAGCAGCAAATGCTGCGGTACGAGGTGAAATATCACCATATTCTGTGTTAGCCATGATGGCCTCCTAATAATTTAACTAGCGATTATCAGCAGCAAACATTTCAAACGCAGTATCAAAATCATCTGGTGGGATAACTCCGGTAGCCCCTGGCCCCCGCTTTGATCTAACCCCAGTAGAATCTTCTAACTGCTTAGCTCGCTTTTGCTGAATACTTGTGACGGTTGAAGTTGTTGCAATCTCTTCCGTTGGCAGACTTAGCTTGTAGTAGTCGAGCAGCGTAGAGGCTTCAAAAGCGTCATTACTATTCGATAACTGCTGTATCGCGTTAGGTTGTTCTTGCAGCCAATCAATAAAAGATTCGCTATTCACCACGTCTTTCCAATCGGTATGAGCGGCCTCTAAGGCGGCGTACTGATTGCTAACGTGACGCTCTTCTTCCGCTGCTCGCAGAGGTTGAAGCGCTCGATCCATTGTTGCTTGGTTTTGGCTCCTTTCCACCTCAAGACGGGACTCAATCGCGTCGTGAATGTCAGGATACTCTTCGTTAAAAGACGCCCAAGCTTCGGGGGTCTTCATGGCTTCAGCCACTTCGGTTGCGGATGGTGTACTACCGCCGGCAGGTGAAGTTGCTTGAAATTCGTTTAACTTGCGCTGTAGTGCGCCAATCCGTCCTGCGTTACTTTTCGCTTGGTGGGACAGCTTGTCATTGTTATCTCGGAGCTTATCGTATTCACTTTTAAGCCCTTCATCGGCATTGGCCCAGATGTCTTCTTCGTCTGACGCCTCTTCCGGATCTTCTATTGCTGCTTCAACCTCTTCAACCTCTTCGGTCTCTTCAGTCTCTGCAACAAACTCTGTGTCTTCTGGCGCTAACTCTGCGCTGGTTGTTTCATCTTCAGTTGAAAACTCATCAAATGCTGAATCAAAATCATCTACTTTTTCGGTACTCATTAGTTACACCCTCGGCGGCAGTTAATAGCGGCCCTGTGTTTACTCATAATTGCCACTGGCGATGTGCAACGGCGAATCCGTTGGCATGGCCAGTAACGCTTTTAAACTACTAATTTCACCTCGGATGAACTGCGTGTCTTCATGGCTCAGTCGAGTCATCTCAAGCAGTTCATGCTTAGCTTCGATTTCACTATTAGCCCACTCAGCTAGGTTTATCCATGTGGACGAATGCACATCGACTAGCATTTAAATACCGCTGCCTGTGCGCATCTTCAACGCTTGTTCTTTCTCAAACAGCGTATCTTTGCTTTGGACTTTCATCTTCTCGATGCCAAGCTTGGTGCGCATCTCGCTGACTTTAATGCCCTTATCTGCTGCCATCTTGGCCAAATCTAACTCTCTATCAGAGGCCATCTTCTGTTGATCTAGCTGAAGCTTCTGGGCTTGTGCTTGGATCTGAGCGCCTTTTAGCTGAGCGTCCATCTGCATCTTCTGTGCTTCTAACTCAAGCTTCTGCTGGGCCAGTGGATCACCAGCGGGTGCTTGCTGCTGTGCTTGCTGGGCTTGCATCATGGCTTGCTGTTGCGCTTCCATTTGCTGCTGCATCTTCTGTGTTTCAAGCTCGATCTCTTCGGTAGACTTCACGATTTCATCGGCTTCGATCTGCATGGATGACACCACTTTGCGGTATAACGCTGCGGTGTTTGTTAAAGGTTCTAGTAATGGTGATGCGGAGATGTTCATCAAGTTCATTAAGTTAACTGCTTGCTGCTCTTTAACTAAAAGGCTGCTTGTACCGCGAGCATCAATGCAGAAGTCACCCTTCACATCTTCTTTCGGATTGAACTGCATATTCCAGTCATACATCCGCTTGATGAATGGACGAGTTACGTCATCATCAAAGTTCTTCACCACACGTCGAAGCATGGTGTTTGCACTATTCATTAGCATCGACATACCACTTGCTGTGTCTGTCGCTGATCCCTGCTCGCCCTGTGCGATCTGGGGTAATGCTGTCTCTTCATCGGCGATCTGTCGTGCGTACTGGAACAAAGCGATTAGCTCAGTCATGTGACTGTTAATCTCAAACGATCCAAACACGTTATTTACACTGCCGTTTTTGTCCGTTAACTCCCACACTTTATGCGGTGTAAGACGCCAGTTGCCATCTGCTGGGCGCACTACCTGACTGTTAATCACAGTTTGTGGGCCTACTGATAGCCCTGCGTTGTCCATGAGCATACGCCATGTAGCATTCAATACTTTCTGGCTAGAACGCATTAAGAATGGAATACCTACACCGAATATCGTAGTGTCATCACCTTCCCAGTTGAACACGCAATACGGCATTTCGCCTGTGTCTGCTGGATTGATAACAGCTTTAATAACTCGGTTTTCACTAAACCAGACCACACCGTTGTAGTCAGTGAACACATCGTCTTCATCTACTTCTACACCGGCAGCAATCAGGTCATCTTTGTCTACTGGGCCGTGATACTCCCAAACCTCAAAGCGTCTATTGTCCATTGAACTGATACCAGCCATTGACTGCATCTCTTGCAGATGGGTGGCTGTATGACTGTTGTCAGCGTCTTGCTTTAAGACTTCAGAGATTTGGGTACGCAAGAACCCAGGCTTGTCTGCTAAGTCTCTAAGCGCTTTCTTACTCATGTAGTGGCGTTGAAAGATAAACTCAGCATCGTCTATAGATCGTGCTTGCATATCTGGAAAGAAGTCCCAAGGGTCTACACGCTCTGCACCTGGCTTCAAATCTTCAACTATTTCAATGACTTGAGCCACTTGCCCTTGGTCGTCTACAACTTCAGACCACTTCTGTCGGGTCTTTCCAAGTATGACTGGCCCTTTGAGTATGCCTGTACCATATAGCACTGCATCGTGAACCATATCTCTGTTCACAGAGTTATAATTGGTTTCGTTTAACTGGTCTTCGATCTCGTCCTGCATACCGTTAGAGCGCTCTCTGGCCTCTTCCAATACGCCTTGTGCTATGTCTCGCTTCTCTACCTGTACGCCCTCATCGGTTACAAATGGGCTACCGTCTTCGTTCTGAACTGGGTCTTCGTCTTTGGCTATCTTGGACAGGTATGGAACTGGTGTAGGCTGTATGCCCCAGTTCCTGTCATCGGTAGGGAATAAGATGTCTATTAGTCGTGCTTCTGCTGCATTCACCTTGTTGCGGGTGATGTTGACGAACAGTTTACTGCCCCCACTAGCTGCCAGTGTGGCTGCTGTGACCTTGTCGTACTGACCGTTGAACTGGCGTAGATCATCCAGCCATCGCTCGTCAATGCTATAGCGTCGTTGTACTTGATCGTTTGCTTTAGATTGTAGGCGTACACCGAACACTCGCAGACGCTCTGCCATATCGCGCTCAGCCTGTTCAGATTTCTCTGTGACTTCCTGCTCTTGGTAGTATTGATCGAACTCGTTTGCTTCTTGCATTGCTAATAGCCTATAGATGAATCACCGGCAACATACGCTGCCAGTCTCATTCGTGTTTGTTGTAATGCTTGTACGGGTTGTTGTTCCCACAGTTCAGCCGATACAGCGCAATACCTCATTGCATCTGCGCAGTGACTTGTCCAGTCATGCAGGGGCTTAGTCTTGTAAGCCTGGCGCTTGTCGTCCCACTCTTTGCGGTAGTTCCGCAGTGACCTGATACCAGCGCTACAGTTCTCTTCATCGAACCATGCTGACCCGAGTAGACGCCTGACCGACTCAATACCGTCGATGATCGGCAGACTGGGTGCTATCTCAAAGTTAATCCCAAGGTTAGCAGCCATCTCTTGGCGACTCTGGCCT